CACCTGGTCCCCACGATGGTAGACCTAGTTCAACGGCTCGGGAGTAGACCATTGTCGGAAACACGTCTGCCTCGTAAGTGCCGAAACCTTTACGCACCTCAGTATGAATAGAACGTTGTAGAGCTCCCGTGACTCTCGCAGGTCCAAAACCCGGAGTCGCTCCAGTCTTAGTTCCTCTCGGATGTGTTCCACCTTGAGCGGCGTTTAGTTTCGCCTCACGCTCTACGGCCAAAGCGACTTGTCCAAGAGCATAGAAACCTGCTTGCTCTGCCTTAGTTGCGTCCATCGCCAAAGCTCGGATAACTTGATTAACTCCAGTTACCTTTATGTTCATTCTTTCATCCGTTCGGCTTTGACTTCTTCAACAACTCCAGCAATCGCTAGTAACCAATCTAACAACTCTGCTGGTTGTTCATCTACCTCTAACGGAGTCCAACCGAAACGATCCGCCAACAAGAAGTATCGGTATTCCCGATCCGGATACTCCAAGTCATCGTGACGCTCGTTGCCTTGGAGTAACCACTTTAGTCTTTGGAGTTTTCGGTAAGGGCTAAAGGGTCAAGTTCAGCCTCAACGTCTTTCGCAAGTTTAGGGAACAAGACCGGGATAACTGCCTCAGCCTCAGATTGAAGAACATCGTAGTCAGCAATAGACAAATCACCAAGAGAGTCTAGGTTGACGCTCGGAGGTAACAAGTCAAAGTCCCAACTTTCAACCAAGACGGCGATAAGAGCGTCAATCATACCGACACCACGCAAGAGTTGAGCTTTGTTCTCGTCAGAACTGTTTTGATAGATTCGCACCCGGTCCTTTTGACGTAACTCTTTAGGATCCTTGAGCGTGACTTTATTGCCAGACGGCAGAGTGATTACTTTAGTTGCCATTGTTTAGCCTTTCGTTTGGAGTGATGAAGTTGACTAGAGCTAGGCTAAACAAAACCTCTAGCCAACTCCACCACGTTTATTGTTACTGGTATGTTCCAGACGCAACTGCGTTCTGGACAACGAACTTGATTGGAGAGAATCCAAGAGTCGCTCCAGCGTCAGTTGTGTTACCGATACCAGTAAGGTCTACTTTGATTTGGACGTACTCGGATCCTCGGTCAATCGCCGCCGCCGTGTAAGCACCTTTGGTCAACGTTGCCTGAATCTGAGTTAGAGTCGCACCTGCTCCTTGCTGGAAGTTCACAACAATCGCTGGTTGAGTGTTGGTGAGGTAACGAGTTAGTTCAGCGTTGGTCTCCATGATGAACGTGAACGATCCAGTAGCCTCTAAAGCACCCGGGAAGATGGCAAACGGATTCTGAGTGTTACTAAGACCATAGACCGGAGTGACCGAGCGACTTAGCTTGATAGATCCGTCAACAGAGTAAGCGACAGTTGAACCTGCGATGCTTACAGTACCAATCCAAGCCGGGTTAGGCAAGATTGTTGAGAACGTTGGTGTTGGAGTTGAGGCAGTCGTACTTAGCCAACCAGTCGCCTTAGCGTCATACTCTAATAGACCATCAGCCGAGAAGTTCAAAGTGAAGTCTGAAATCTGGCAACCAGCATAAGCTCTTACATCGGCGGCGTAAAAGTCGGTGATAGTGAAAGACGTTGGAGAAGTTTCAGCGTTGATGGCTGAGGCGTTCTTCAAAGAGATTGTGTGGCTGAACGGAGCAGACGCACCAACAGTCGCAACCGATCCCATCAAACCAGCAATCGCCCATGGAACAGTATCAGGGAACACCGGTCCACCAAAGTCTACTGTTGAACGAGTACGACCCGGAATGTAGTTGTAAGTCTTCGCAAGAGATCCTCGCATTGCTTGGTCAAAGAGCGGATCTATAACGTCAACAGGTTTGAACTTAGATTGAGCGACCGGGATAAAAGCAGTCGGAGCGACAGCAGTACCCTTAGTGACCTCTTTGGCAATACCGAGATACGACCGGACGGAAGCTTGAACAGCCATTGTTTATTCTCCTTTGGAATCTGAGTTGACCGAATCGGTTTCAACCAACTCGGAGTCTACAACAACCTTGTCGGTTATTGGCTTGGATTTCTTGGTGTCGGCAACAACAAGTTTGTTGATGGTGAGATCCGCATCAGTCTCAAACTCGTCACCATTTCTGATAACTAATCCAAGAGTCGGGAAGACTAGCTCTTCTTCACCCTCGTAACGATACTTAGTCATAAGTCTCCTAAATAGCCTCGGTCTGTGTGACAACAAAGTTTATGGATGCCCAAATCTCCGTTGCCGATCCTTCGTTCGTCATTGGCTCTCCGTAAGTAACACTAATGTCTGGCTCTGCGGCTTGCCAAATGATGTCGCCGTTTTCAAGTCCTAGTCTATGACCTCCGTCCCTCAATCTTGCTTTGATGGCATCTATGATGGAGTCAAACTCCGTCATCGCATCTTGAGCGTATTGAGCGACCGAGTGAGTGAAGACTTGAAACTCCACGTCATAGTCAATCAACTTCCACCCGGAGTAAGCACCACCATTAGCAATACGGCGTTCGCTCTCGGATCTTATGAAGACAACTCCTGCTCCACGAGTAACCTCGCCAGCCGTAGAGTTAGCTTGAAAGTTGATACGTTTCGGAAACGAAGTGAAGACTTGGTTGAGGTGAGGGATGTTCGCACCAGCAATCCAGTTCCCCACAGCCGTCCGAACTTCTTGTCTGCTCAACGGATTCTCCTAAACGGCTTTAGGATCTCCTGAGCGTGAGCGATGTCCGATCCGACTTTCTGCGAACCCTCTATCTGTTGCCCGGGACGATTAGTCACCTCAAGTACCAAGGATGCGTCACCTCGGATCTTCAAGTACGCAGACGTAATCAAGATACAAGCTTGCTTGACGGCCGCTGGAAGAGAGGAGACGGCTACACCGACAGCATGAGCGTAGAGAGTCGGAGAGGCTAAAGGAACAGTTGCCGATCCGTAGACGTATGTTGAGGCGACAATCACGTCCTCAGAGGACGCTCCGTCATAAATCTTGAGGACTTGTCCAGCCGTAATCCCGAGACCTGTATCTAAGAGGAGGCTAGTCGCTCCGAGAGACGCTTGAGTCGCAACCTTTGAGACCGGGTATCCGTTGACGTAAGTGTAGTTGATGTAAGTTTGAGACCGAGGATTGCCTCCCCAACCTAATCCCAAAGGTCCTTGAGAAGACCATTGAAGTTGACCAGACTGGAGAGGGAAGACTATTTGTTGCTCCTCAATCCACGCACCGCTGAGATCCGGCACGTTGGTAAGATCCCCCGGGTAATAACCAACCGAGAGAGAGTTGAGCGACACGATTGGAGCGTACTTCGGATGCCAGCGTAGAGTCCCATCGTTAGCCACCCGGACTCTCTGCTGTTCAAGATCCAACGTTGCCGCTAAGACTTGATTACAGTATTGGTCTATGTAAGATGACGCTCGGGTAATAGCGTTCGTAAGCTCGGCATCCTGAGCCGCTTGATTGCCTCCTTGGACTAGGTTGCCATAATCAAGAGCCGTTGGAGCGTTCTTGTATTCGTCAAGAGTCAGATAAGGACGGCTGACTTGACGGATGATTGGACTAACTACGCTGGTCATTTTCTGTTCCGCATTTCGCACAAGTGTATTTAGGGAATACTCCGTTGAAAGAGCAAGATTCGTTCACGCAAGGATAACCCGGTGAAGCAAATCCGCCAATAGTCAAACCCGCATTAGTGAAGCCCTCCGAACGAAGTTTATCAATCGTTCGTTTATCACTCACCTCAATACGTCCAGACTTATCGGCATTGAGCTTTACTTTAGATCCGTTAGGACGTTCAATGTCTATGCCACGAACGCCGTCCGGTCCTCTAAGATCCGCCATGATGTTTAGCCTCCTTTGGTGAAAGAGGGAGGAGAGTCCATTAGGATCCTCCTCCCTCCATCGTGGTTAGTCAGATTAGGCTGACTTGATACCAGTCACAACACCGTTCCATGCTGGAGCGTAGCAAACAAAGCCACCTCTCCAGTATGTGCTGAACTCGTATGCGAACTGAGTTACTGGCCATTGGACTCCCATGTAGTCCTGAACGTTGACAACTGCCCATACGTCAGAGACCTCGGTGTCCGGGATTGGCAAGGTGTAAGACAGAACTGGTGCGACACCCTGTGGCAACCAAGGGTGAACAGTTAGGTCTACAAGCTTGCCTGTAACCTCGTTGTAGAGACCACCGATAACAGCACCACCCTTGTAGTCGCCTCGCTCGTCCTGAGTCAAGTTGAGGCGGTAGTTGGCGTTAGAGCCGTTCTTGATAGCGTCTGATAGTTGCTTGCGGTCTGATCCGTTCAACCAGATTTCGTCCGGATCTGCCTTTACGTTGTCGTATAACTGACCGAAGATAGTCTGGAACTCAACACCCGGGTTAGAGGTTGAGAACTGAGAGTTAGCTTCGTTCACTACACCACCAGCGAAGATTTGAGGCAAGATACCATCGTAACCAGTTGCGTATGCTGACGAGTCAACAGTTGGAGCAGTCACAGTTGAAGTGGTTGAGTAGATGATGTTGTCGTTCACGCTTGAACCGGATCCGAGAACACGACCATTTAGCGAGGTGAAACGTCCTTGGAACTTGGCGTTAGCGGCACCTGTTGTAGTACCGATGTAGACCTTAGTTCCTAGAGCTCCTGCTACGTTAGTGACGGCAATGTTTAGAACCTGAGTAGAAGTAATGGTAATGCTCTGAACAGTTGACGCAACCGACTCACCGAACGCACCAGCGTCAGAAGTACAGTAAACGTAGTAAGTTGTGTTAGCCAACCCGGTTTCGCCTGTTCCTGCCGCGCTCTGAGTAAGAGTCACAGTTGGAGCAGACAAAGCACCTGATAGACCAGAGGCAGTTCCACGAGACATCAACAACATTCTTTCTTCCATCAACATAGATGCGTAAAGAGTTGAGGTTGATGACAACTGACGTAGATCCTGATAACCCTGACCAGAGAAGTTAGCGTCAAAGCTTACTGCGTCTGATAGTGAGTATGAGAAGTAAGGGAATACTACGTCATCTGCGGTGTAGCCAATCTTCGGACCACGCTCAAAGTTGATTGAACCAAAAGCAGTAGTTGTAGATTCGGTAACACCCGGCCATACCTGTCCCTGACCACCAGTTCCAGTACCTGTGTAACCAGTAATACGCTTGATGCGGTGAGAAGTACCGACACCTTTCTTGCGAACAATCTTGTTACGAAGAGGAGTTGGACGTGGCGTTAGCAACTTGGCTGGAGCTTCTAGGTCAAACGCGGCAAACGATGAAGACAATGGACTCGTTAGAGTAATGTCCTTTACGATGTCTGCGTTGACTGAACGCTGAACTGCCAGAGCTTGGTTTAGAGATCCGACAGCCTCGGGAGATAGAGACTTGTTAGCAACAAGAGCCTCAATCTGAGCAGTTGGATCAGCCTGAACTGGCTGACCCGGGAGGGATGATGGAGCGGCGAAAGACTTGTTTAGAGTCTCAAGATACTCCTCCATGCGTACAGCAGATTCTTTAGGTGAAGACTCACCAAAGAGTTCTGTGGACTTGATTGGTTCCATTTGACTTACTCTCCTTTAGAGTTAGCTTGTAGGCGAGCCTCCTCAGCGAGTTCCTTGTAACCTTTACGGAGTACAGGATCGCTAGTTTGGTCTGCCTTGAGTGAATACTCTGCCGCCTTTTGGAGCAGAGCGATTTGGTTGTAGTTAGAAGTAACTCCACCGGATCGCTTAGGACCGGACGGAGCAACTGCTTTCTGTGCCAGCACCAACTCACCCGCAAGCCGAGACTTCTCCAACTGCTCTGCCTCTAACGCAGACTTGAGTAGAGTTATCTCCTCTGTTACAGATGCCTTAGCTTGTGCTACGGCTTTCTCAACGATAGAGGTTAGTTGCTCTTCGTTGAAATCTATTGTGACGGACTTTTCAGCATCCGTTTCTTCATCGGACTCGGCAGACTTGTAGCACTTGTAGCACTTGCCCTCCATAGCCTTATCGTCAAGATCCGATCCGCACTCTTTACACTTCATCTCTTCCGAGACATCTTTCATCGCCATTGTTGCTGACTCCTCCTCGGACTCTTCTTCAACGTCTGTTACGACCGGGTTCTCAACCTCGCCGTTAGCGACTTCACCCTCATACCACTCAAACAGATGATGAACTGCCTCTAAGAGTTGCGTTAGGGAATAAGTTTCATCTTCTCCCTCAGCCAACTCCTTAGCCTCAACCTGAATCAGATTGGCTAACTCGGTGCGAGCTCTATCAAACGTTGCTTGGTCAAACTTCTTTAGTGACGCAGAGAACGACTTGGCAACGTTTAGTAGTTCGGCCGCTTTCTCTACTTCAGGATCTCCAACCGGAGTCTCCTCAGTTACGGCTGGCTCACTAGACTCAACCACTTCTTCACCCGGGTCTACAACCTCGGGAACAACTTGCTCCTCAGAGCTTTCAAGACTCTCCTCCACAGGAGCGTCTACTTGTTCTACTGCCATGAGTTCTCCGTCCTCTGCCGCCTTAGCGAGCATTAGTTTCGCATTTGGATTCGCTGGTCTATCAACCAGACTTACTTCCACAATAGTCCCATCTATGATACGACCGCCAGCCGCCTTTTCGTCTCGGATGATACGAGGCGAACGGATCCCAATAGAGAAACCTTTAAGGACTCCTGTTTCAACTTTCTTGACGCTCACCGGATCTACGACCAGAGCCGTAATGTAGTGACCATCGCTCTTGAGTTCGTAGTCTGTCGCAACTCCAGCGGCTATGTTGGAGTGTTGCTCCCGGACGTTGCCTCCAGACATCATCCAATCTGGCATCGCTCTCTTGAGCCAAGCTTCATCGCAAATTTGTTGGTCTATGTCTATTGAGTCGTCAGTGGCTTTACCATAGACAGTTAGAGTTCCGTCCGGGTTCTTGTCTGCTTTCTCAATGCTTGCGTATGAATGAGCTATACGTTCAGCCATCTCGCTCCTCTGGATTGTTGAAGTATCAGATTTAGATACAAGTGTAGCAGTCTTAGTCTTCTCTCCGTCACCGATTCGGTTCACCCAACTCCGTCCCGGATCTCCTCCCCAAGAGTCCCAGGCTACTCTGCCCGGACTTGGAAATCCTTTCTCACCCGAGTTGAATCCCTCGGCTTTACGATCCACTTCGTGGCGAGCAAAGAACGAACGCATACGATTTATGGTCTCTTGACTTACTGCTTGACCCGAGGCGAGTTGTGATGCTCTACGTCTACCAGTCGGAGTGAAACCATCGCCAGCAAGTCCGTCTTCAATCCACTTGATAGCTCTGCGAGCGGCGGATCTTACGCCAGCAGGAGGTGAGAATGTTTCAGGCATTAGAGTCCTAAATTCCCGAGTAGAGTATAGAAATGTCATCAGGCTCAGTAGCAACTGAGGCAATCGCCCAAAGTTCATCGCCAGCGTTCAACCAGATTTGTTGAGTTGCGTTAGCTCCCAGAGTTTGTCCGTGATTAGCTCCATTAGTGGCAACGGCACTAGATGCTCCAATAAAGATGGATGACGAGTGACCATTAGAAACTTGAACGGCTGTATACGGCAGACCTTTAGGCAGAACAAAGATTCGGGTTGCTGTTGTTCCAACTGTTGCGTTTACTTGAGCGAATGCCATGGAGATAAACCTCTCTTCAACCTCATTGTAGTTTGAGGTGGTCTCATTTAGTCACGAACAGGTGACGAGTCATCTTCAATAAATGGTAACACAGAGCAACGACAATTCGGGTGAGCAGGTGGTTCAGTATCTCCAGACGGGAACTCCGATCCGAGAGGTATCGGTCCAGCCTCAGCGTTCTCCTCACAATAGTCGCAACCTTCAAGAGCGAACCACTCCACCCGGTCTAAACCAAGTTCGTTGTAAGTGTCCATAGAGGCGACACTCATAGCTCGGTTCATCTCCGTATTCGCTATCGTCAACGCACGTTGCGGATCTTTACTCAATCCACGAATCCCTGCCGCTATAAACTCCTTGGCAACTTGCTTGTCCGTCAACCCGAGACCGAGAGCGTCAGCAAGTATCGTACCGATTCGTTCTCGGCTAGTCTGCGAGATCCCTTGAATAGTGATTGGCTTAGTCCGGTTGAGCAGAGCATCTAGTCCACCTTTAGGACGGAGGAGAGCCTCGGCCGCTCTATACCCGGGTTTCCAGTTAGCCCAATCAAACCGGGTTGGCTGTTTAGGATCTAGTTTCGGCGGCTTAGGTTCAGGAGCTTTAGTCTTCACTCGGAGACGTATTCCCCGAGCCTGACGTGTAAGTTCGTTGGCAAGATCCTCACCGAGAATCCACCCGGACGCATAAACCCGGTCCATGATTTCAGAGAGACGTTTCGGGTCAATAGAGACGTGGACTTTAGCCCAATCTCTAGCCTCTTGAGGTGTGAGTTGAGATCCGGGAGGGAACGAGTTGAGGAAGTCTTCGGCTATCTTGTCCGGGTCTAATCCTTGACGGATCGCAACTCTAATCTCGTCAGCCAACCTAGAGGCAGTACGGACTAAAGCTCCATCAGCCGCTAAAGTTGTAGACCTCATAAGTATCGTTCAGCGTACCAGCGAGCAGAGTCAAAGTCTCTAGCCTCAACGAACTTGTTGAGTGTCTGAGCGTAACTAGCAGAGAGAGCAACAAACTCAAAGGACCGGGACGGAGACTTACGGATCCAACGGATAAACTGGCGGATCTCCTCCTTAGCGGCTTTCTCCTTAGCGTCCTCCTCAACGTCTTCTTCACTTGGCTCAACTTGGTCTGTCTCGGGTTGCTCCTCAACAGGCTCTTCTGGCGACTCCTCAACCTGTCCGGGTTCTGCCTCAGTCTCCCCGGGTTGTAGCTCTTCATCGGTTGCGTCAACTAGAGATCCTGTTGACAAGTCCATAAGTCCGTTCTCCGTAATGAAGTAACCAGCCATACCACTCAAGAAGATTGGAGTGTCTGCCTCTTCTGCCTCAAGCAACGGAAGACCTGCTTTAGCTCTAGCCTCGTTGATGGCGAGAGATCCGTTCTTTAGTCTGATGTCGTCAGCCTGAGCCATCGCAGTATCATCGTGACGACCGGACGGCATGAACTTAAACTCTAGTTCTCTTGGCATACCTAGATAGACGTAAGACAGGTGCGACAACATCCGTCCCATCCAGCGACTCAACGGCACTAAACCAATCACTTCACTAGAGGTTGACTCGCCATCTTGGAATCCAGCACCACCGAGACCAGACTCTGGATTTATACCAATCTCGCTTGGCATTACGCCGAAGTGTCCACAGATAGAGTTGACGAGCCACTTGTCTAAAGTGTCTTTGAACTTTTCGCCGTAACCCTCAAACTGAACAGGATCTAATCCAGCCGGGAGCAACGTTGCTTTACGTCTCTGCTCTGTCTGCCCTCCGAGGTTGTCGTTCAAGATGTTCTCGTAAGCTCGGAGCAAGTCCGGGTTGTTACCAAAGTTAGCGTCAGACTTGAGCATAAGATCCGGGAGAACACCATCGGTGTATTCGGCTCTCAACCATTGCTGTCTGCGAAGATAAATGTCGGCGATTGGCAACGCTCTTTCAACAGGAGAGTAACCATACACGCTCATAGTGCGTCTGTTACGGACTAAATAAGACAACTCGTCAGAAGTGAAGATGCCGTCAGCCGTTGGAGTTTCATCTGGAGCTGAGAACTCGGATCTCGGGAAACCAAAGAGGATCTGCTGGAACGCCGCGTTAGGTGGAGTTGGTCTCATACCCCGGTCATCTATCAGAGGCTTTATCGTAGAGCCGTCTAGTATCTGAAGTCCATGTAGACTCTGACCGATAGTCTTCTGAGGCCAAACCGCCCAAGCGTCTAGGACTAGCACGTCTTCAAGAGCCATGTTCAACCAATCGGCGAAGATAAGTCCATTACTCGGATCGGGAGTCTTCCAGAACGCTCTAAGTCTCGCAATTTCTGGAGTGAAGTTCTCTTTAGCGACCTGTTGAGCTCGGAGAGCAGACAACCCGGTCTCCTTAGCGACTTTCTCGGTTGCGTCATCCGTTAGTACGATGTCCCAATCAAGACCAACCATCTTATTCTTCATCGCCTCTATACAACGTCTAATGATGTCTATCTGGTCTGCGGCGGCTCGGAGCGTCTTGAACGGAACAAGTCTTGTCTCTGTGATGTTGATGTTCTGAGCAACTTGATACTCGTAACGTCTCGGATCTGGTCTGCCGTCTGAACGGACCGGGTTTATCGCACCCGGGATTATAGGCATACCCGGAGCAAACGGAACAGACGCAAGATTAGGATTACGCTCTAACGGAACACTTGTGCCGATCCCTTGCTGTTGCGGGAGGAGGTTCGTGTTGATTGGAGTTACTGTCGGAGCGACCTTGGTTATCTCGGTTGCGAGGCGAGTTACAAAGTTATCAAATAGTCCCATGCGGTTATCCTAACGCCTGATGGCAAGACGGGCAGAACTTGGCTGTCTTCGGTGCTGGCATCCGACAAGATGGACAGAACTGAGCGAGAGCCGCTATACCTAGCATAGAGGACGCTCCCTCCATTAAGTCCGTCATCGCCCAAACTAAAGCATCAAGTCTGTCTGGTGAGAAGTCTGCGAGTGGAGTGTAGTTCGTCATCTGATCCTCTAGTTGAGGGAACGATCCGACATGGTGAGCTCGGTGTTGCTCGTAGAGAGATGCGACAGGTTCGGCTCTAAGTAACTTGCCTCGGGTTGCCGTAACTTTCTTGTAAGGGATAAGCGGATCTACTTGTCGGAGGAGAGCCTCAATCATGTCGCCTCCATTGTTGCCCTCACCGATGATGCGATCCGCTTTATGACGATAGTACGCCTCTACTGCTGTCCTCGCCCAAGCGTCCGGTCCTGCTCTACGACTCAAGTCCTCTAAGACGTAATAGTGTCCATCGCTCGTAACTCCAGCGACCACGATACCTGTTTCGTCAGAGTCCGGTCTGGACGTTACGGCAGGATCTATGGCGACTACGATCCGGATCAGAGGAGGACACTCTTGAACCCGGGTTTCATCTAAGAGCGTGTTAGTCCATAGAGCTCCGTCAACCTCGTCAATGATTTCGCCGTAAAGCTCTTGCCGTCCGAGGCGTGTTCCCTCGTAACGTAGTTTGAGATCCGCTAGAGCCGTTGGAGCCAGATTGTCTGCGTTGTCAAAGGTTGAACCCCGGGTGACTACGACAGAGCCGTCTGTCCGGGTTGCGAGGGATCGGATAAGGGACGTTGGTCTCGGAGTCGTGGTGACAATAATACGAGGCTTGTCGCCTAGACGTAGACCGAACTGGAGTTGATCCCAAGCATCCGTGTAGCGATAGGCCGCTAACTCGTCACACCAAGCTCCGTGATGTTGAGGTCCACGAAATCGGTCTGGTTTGTCTGCCGAGAAGAGTTTGATACGAGAGCCGTTAGTGAGGAGGATCTCTCCGAGAGACCTGTTCCAATCCTTGAGCATCTTGTAACGTCTCAACACTCCGAGAATCCCGGACTCTCCCTCAGCACAAGTGTCTCTAGCGTCAGCGTAAGTTGGAGCGACTATCGCCCAACGAGTGTTTGGTTGAGAGATTGCTTGGTCTGCCAGCCACTCGGCCGCCGTCCTAGTCTTCCCTGCTCCACGTCCAGCCAGATAGAGCCAGACGTTCCAATCGCCGTCAGGAGCTAACTGTTCCGTTCTGGCTTGCTCCACTCTCCAGCGGTAACGGCTTGCCCGGATCCACTGAGCCGAGTAGTCCAATGATGCGTTCAATGTCTTCGTTGTAGTCGTAGTTGCCATCGTAGTTCACCACCTCTGCCTGAACCCGAGTCGGAGCTTCAAGTCCGAGGAGTTTCGCTCTCCGATCCATAACCTTTAGAACGACCTCTGCCGCTCTCTTATCTCTCTCCACGATTGCTGGAGTCCAGAACGCTCTCTGAATCCGGTCTAACCTGTCCAACTCTAAGTCTCGGATCTCGTCAACACTTTCACGTTGAACCCGGGACACAACTCTCGCATACGCTTTCTGAGCTCCCGAGGCGTTCGCATAACCAACGGCTAAAGCAATCCTCTCCCAAGTTTCACCGGATCGCCGTAACTCAAGGACTTTATTCTCTTTATCAAACTGTTCGGGAGGGACAGACTTGCGTTTCTTTGTCGCCACTATGGTTATCCTCTCTCTCAGGATAAATAGTATCGTATCTGTTCGGCTAATGCTAGTGGCGTGAGGGATCCGTCTAGGTTTATTGCGCCCCAACGTTGAGCGAGGTTGAGGTGTTTGGTTTGTCTGCCTTTGAGCCAAGTCGGATTCTGTGTGGCGAGGTTGTAGGCTCTGGCTCTAGCGATACGGCGTTCTTGTGCGACTCTAGGATCGGTGTTGAGGTGGAAGATTATGGTTTCTCCATGGTCTTTGGCTAGACGTATGAACCTGTCGTTCGCTAACCTGTCTCCCTCAGAGATTACGAGTCCGTCTATGCCGTCTCTATACCAGTTGGCGACTTGGTTGATGACTGCTTGCCCTAGAGTGTCTGTTCCAGAGAACGGAGGTCTATGCCAACCGAGTTGTATTGCCGATCCGTATGGTGTGTCGTAAGTGACGTGTTTGACCGGGTGGAGTTCTAACGTGAGTTCCGTCCAAGGTTTCACTAGCTCTGCCGTCAGAGTTGACTTACCAGATCCTGGCTCTCCCAAGATGATTAGGGTTTTAGTCATTTCTTTTCTTTTCTTCTGGTATGAACCCGAGTTGTCGTTCTGGTATCGGCTCTTTGTCGGCTATGTGAGTTATTGAGGCTAGTTCCCCTTGAAACTCTCTAGGTGGTTGGCACTTATGCGTTCTTCGCCACTCTCGTATCAACTTGAGTTCGTCATCTCGGTTGACCTCTATGGCGGCTCCACAAGAGCAAGTTTCGTTTATCATCACAATAGGGATTTCAGCCAGTTTTCTATGGCGGCTGGAGCAATCGCATACCCGGATCGTGCTAGGTTGCCGATAGACGTAGTTGTCTCGCCAAGTTTCGGAAGAGTTGGTTCGTTGCCTTTGACTCGGGATCGTATTCCTGTGACGACTTGCCAACTTGCTCCGGGTAGAACTAACTTGGCTGTCTCGGCAACTTGTAGCATCTCCTCTACGCTTCTAATAGCGTCTGCCTCGGTCTTAGCGATACTAGATCCGAGACGTGTCTCTCCTCGGTTCTCTGCGATTGTTAGCGTATGGTATGGACGGATGTGGTGGATCCTAAGCGGCTTATGGTCTAGGACCGCGTTCGTTGAGATTAGTGTTGCTCCCCATAAGTCTTCGTGAGGGACAGAGAGGTTGCCTCCGTAAGCTCCTGTTGCGTTTAGGACGGCATCAAACTCGTATTGGTCATCTTGCGTGACGATGATGTTGTCGTTGACGAATCGGACTTGCTCGGAGATGTCTGGCGTGACGAGACTTGCCTCCGGGTCAACCAACCACCAATCTTTCTGGAGTTTGACGTTGGAGTTACGCCAGTGCGAGACGTATGCGTGTTGAGTGATTGCCGATCCCCAAGTCTCGTACCATCGCCACGATTGCTGGATTGTCCCTTGGAGATCCTCTTTGAACCATTGAGGTCTGATGGTCGCTAAAGCACATCTGGAGGCGGCTTTCCCGGGTGCGTGGTCAAAGACTGTAACGTCCATGCCTAGTTGTCTGCCGATTCTGGCCGCTGACGATCCGGCTATACCCGATCCGATAACTCCAAGTTTCATTCTGGTCTCCTCACTACCAACTTACCTGTTTCTTTGAAGACTCGCTTACGTTTCTGGTCTACGCCTGTCCAGCCGTTCAACTCCCCGAGATAGTGGTGAGGGATAACCCGAGCTCTAGCCTCAAACATTACTTGAGCGAGAGGACTTGGACACTTGAGGAGGTTCTCCAACATAGCGTCTATGTCCATGCCGAGATAGTAATGACCCTCTGCGAGAGCGTATACGTCACAGAGAGACGTTTCAGCCTCTTCTATCTTTGCGTCCACTCCAAGTTGCTCTAATTTTCCAAGGAGGTCTATTGAGATCCTATCTAACTCTGCGACATCTTCAATTCCGTTGCCGTCCGGGAGGTTGTCGTAGAGTAACGCAAGTCCTTTTCTTGGACCGGAGGAGTGAGCGTGTCCCATGTCGCTTGCTTGTAGAGGAAGGTCGTTTATCTTCCAAAGCATTTCTGCCGTCTTGTAGGATGCCCAACGTCCGTTGCCGTAGATTGACTCTAACGCTCCGACAACCCGGTCCCAAGATTGTTGCGGGGAGTCGTGGACTAGGTATTTACGGATCCAAGCGAGGAGGCCGCCATTGTTTTCTGCGATGGAGACGAGTTCTCCGAGGTGTCTCTCTAGCTTGCTTGGTACTCTATGAGCTCTTCGTTCTGTCCCGGTCGGCAACTTGAGGAGGTCTAGTCTCGGGATTGTTGGCTCACGATGTTCTTGAAAGACTTGGAGCGTTGAGTTCATGTTGTAGTAAGCGACATAGAGAAACGTCAACCATACTGCTTGCTCCTCGGAGAGTTTTAGGATCTTACCGAACTCTTTGAGGCAAGGATAAACGTCATCTATTTCGTTGCTGGCAACTGACTCTGCGTGAAACTGTGCGTAAGTCTGCCAATCTAGGCGACTCACTTGACCTTTGTTGTGCCTGTTTTGAGATCCTCAGCCATGCCGTCTTCACGTTTAGTCCGAGACTCTTTGGCCTTAGCGGTCTCAACTGCGTAAGTGAAACAATCTTTCATGCCTCGGAGAGCGTAATACACGACTGAGTAGCGATAAGCTCCCTCCTTTTTAGGAGTCATTGGAGTTACGCCATGGACGTACTTGTAACCCGGGAAGAAACTTACCCAACCATCTCTAGCCGTAAAGGTGAAGTCGTATTCGGGGAAGTGGAGATAACCTCCAGCCATGTCTCTACGGATTACTGGCATCGCTGACCAAGTTGCGAAGTTGAAGCCGTCTCGGTGATACGGCAGAGTTGACGACTTGTTGACTACTCCTGAAGTCCAGAGAGCGTCATCGGTCATCCTCCACTCGTTCGCTAACTCTGCGTTCTCCAGATTGTTTACATCGTGGTCGTAGAGATCCGGTGCGAACTCTTTGAACATTTCGGCGAACTTTTCGGCGAACTTGATAAGGACGGCGTGTTCGTCAGGTTGCTCTAAAGCTAGAGTTGTCGGACGGCAGGACTCTCTACGTTGAAAGATTTTGCGTGGAGCCATACCGAACGTACGGCTAATGTTCTTTAGTCCGGTTGATTGTCTAATGGTGGATCCATACTTGATGTTTAGGACGGCGGCTCTCAATAAAGCAACCTCCTCTTCCATCGGGAAACAAGCGAAGATTGGCTCTTCCGTATCATCGTCAATCCAAATCCCCGGTCCATGTTGTGGCGGGTTGATGTCCGGGACTTCTGTTCCGACTAGCTCTGTCGCTTGGTCTTCGGTCAGAACTCGCTTGACTCTATGGATCGGTAACTCACTCAGTTTCACGCGGTGCCTCCTCAGCGTACTCGGTTTCTAGTAGATGGACTATTGCGTCTGCGTTTGAGGCGATGTTGTTCTTGTTTCGGTAGTCCAACAACTTCTCCATCAACCAGACGTAAGTTGCGTTCGGGTAATCGGCAATCAGCATACGAGTTGCTTTTTGAGCGTAACGTTCAGCGTACTCCTCCAGACTTGGAATCGTAAGTGTCCCGCTCTGTCCTGTCTCGCCTTTGCTAACTGCCGAGAACGCCGACACGCTTGGAGTCTCTGACTCCTCTAGTAGAGCTTTCAAGTCGTCAAGATCCGACTCTTGATACCCGGAGCCATCAAGATCCGGGAGAGTTGA